GACTGATGCGCGAGTTTGGCGACATGTGTTTCGACCAAGTTGAGCAGGAAGAAATAGACGCCAAGCACCGCGAATATATGGCTGTTAAAAATCTGCAAATGAAAGGAATGCGATATGTCCCCAGATTTTAAACCTGTCGAAGGCTGCGAAGAGTGCGAAGCCCTGACCGAAATGTTCGATGAACCGACCGCTTGTTACGAGTGCATTGAATACGGGGAGGCGGAAAAAAATGTCTCTTGATAATGTAGAAGCCGTAATCGAACAAGGCACGTCAATCAAACTAGCTCAGCTAGAGGCCGCCGTCCGTTCGATCCATAAGGCCGCACAAAAACTGCCAAACGAATGTTTCGTCAAGCAGACTACGGAATGGGCAATGGAGATCGTCGAGCCCGACAAAAAAGGCTTTAGCGATGTCCTCTGAAGACATCTTCATAACCACCTATCTGGTCAGCGGGTTCGCCCTGCTGGCCTTTCTTTTATGGGACGTGTGGCGAGGCCGGTAGAAATTTTAAAAATTTCTGCTTGACATGTATGGGATTGTATGCTATAGTATAAGAACAATCAGAAATGATTGTCTCACCCCGATGGGCGGGGTGCGCTTTTTGAAACTGTTAATTACTACGGGAGGTATCTATGTCAGATACAACTAACCACGCGTCCGTTTGGGCGGTTCAAAGTCGGTTACACAAAACCAAAGACTGGGGCGATTGCGTCAGCTTTGCCTCGATCCTGATCGAGGAATGTAACGGCAGCCGACTAGATGTCGGAACCGACAACACGTTCGATCTGGGTTACGTCCGTGCTCAAGCAGCCTTAAACTACCACCGAAAAATGTTCGGTAGTAGCCAAGAATTTCAAGTCGTCCTGAAAAAGGGGTGGTTTGAAAATGTTGGAAAAGAGTTTACCTTCAAAGGGTTAGCTCAAAAGGTTGAGTGACCGCGGCTCACGGGGCAGCTTTCGGGCTGCCCCTTTTTTGTGCCGAAACCACAGAACGGTTACTCTTCTTCAAAAGCGTTATTTCGGGTATCACCTTATATAGGGAGAAATTTAAAAAAAATATTTTTTGTTTAAAATAGGTGTTACCGGTGTTACCGCGTTACCTTTGGTGTTAAACATATATAATACAAAGAAAAAAAGGTAACACTATGGGGGTAACACTATGAAATCAGAGGTGTTACCTTTTAGTTAAATGCCAAATCGGCCTTAGTGTGATTTGAGCGCGTTTTTTATAAAAAATATTTTTGACCCTATATAGGTATATCCTGTATAAACTATGGGACGTGACCTAATTAACGGTGAAATCCTTATGGCAAGAAAAGCAGCAAGCAAAGTGACTGGCAAGCCCCGTGAAACGCGAGGCCGACCGCCTGCAACTGTCGAGCAGCCCCTAACACGCAAGCAAGAACTTTTTGTAAAAGAGCTTGTGAGTAAAGACGGTCAGATAACTTTGCGAGAGGCCGCCATCAATGCGGGATATGCTGTTACGTCAGCCCATTCGCGGGCATATGAGTTAACCAACCCACACATTTCGCCCCATGTTGTGGCCGCCATACAAGCTTACCGGCGCGAGTTAGACGAAAAGTATGGGGTAACATATCAAAGGCATTTAAGAGATTTGCAAACTATTCGCGATGTGGCTTTGCAGAACGGCGCATATAGCGCAGCCGTGCAGGCTGAGTATCGGCGCGGTCAAGCGCAGGGCGACATTTACGTTAACAAATCGGAAATCCGTCATGGCTCGATTGACAGCATGAGCAAAGAAGACGTGATGAAAGCTTTAGAGGAAATCAAACAAAGTTATGCCCCAGTCACAATCAACATCACCCCTGAAGAAACAACGAATGCCAGCAATCGCGGTAAAGCGCGAAGCAGGCTTTTACAAGCAGATGAAGGAAGCGACGCAGAGAGCGAACCGCAAGATATTGTTGACGCGGATTGAAAACTCTATCGGCGCGGGCATCCCTGATGTTCTTTTGTGCGACGAACAAGGCACGTTTCATTTTGTAGAACTAAAATTTTTGACAAGCAACGCCGTCACCCTGCAACCGTCTCAAGTGGCGTGGCTTTCCCGCCACCAGCACAGCCCGTCATGGATACTAATTAAAAAACAGAACAAACCTATGGATGATCCGGAATTGTTTTTGTATCCGGCTGGTGCAGCCGTTGATCTAAAAATGGACGGGCTGCAATCCGTCGAGCCCATACACCACCAAACAGGCAAATTTAACTGGGATGTCGTTTTCGACTTGATATGTCCCAGATAATCCTATATGTAAAAGCTGTCGTTAATTAACACGGGAGTTTTGAACGATGCCAAAATATAAAGTATCAGTATGCTTAGAAGAGGGCGTGGTTTTAGTGGTGGATGCCGCTAATGCCGCGGATGCCGAAGCCGAAGCGTATCGGTTGGCCGATGATATGGGCGGGACAGATTATCCGAAGCAGTATCGCCCCAAACACGTTCACCGTGAATTTTGGACGCAGGATACGCAGGAGGTGGGCGTATGATTGACGTTAAAAGAAAAATTCATATTGATCTGGTGGCTTTGTATGATCTGGCTTACCAGAACGATCTGCCCGAAATATGCGGGGCGTTGTCTAATGTCGAGCATATGGTTTGGGAAATGCGCCGTCGTGAAGATAAAGAAGGGAAAAAAGCTTAATGTTTATATTCAGTATTATCGGCCGTTTGCTTTACGGGAAAGACTGGGAAAAATATTCGCAAAAGCGAACGCGATATGTGAAACGCCGACGCCGATAGAAATTTCTAAAAATTCAAGCTTGACTAATATGGGCTTTTATGAGACAACCGACACCAGCAGCAGAAATGTTGCTGGTTTTTTAACTTCTACGGGAAATAGAAAAATGACACATACTATCGAAAATCCAAATAATCTTTTGCAAATCGACGGCCAGCCCCAAAACGGCATAATGGGGGCGTCGCAAGTACCGCACCGCCATGAAAAACACACTATCGAAAACAACAAAAATTCTCTCGCTAATCTTTTGGTTAAGGTACAGGATCAGGCCAGCCGCAACGCTGATTATCTGGCACCGCTTAAAGATTTGCAGAAAACCACTACTGACACGGGCAAGCCGCAAATCGTCGTCGAGCAATCCGGTGGGGTTCCAACGCAGTTTTTCGACATTAACGACGTATCGTTCGGGCAAATTGCCAGCCATGCCGAAATCGACACCCGCACGGCTCGCCGGTTGCAGGCCAGATATCCCGCTGAGTTCGACGGTCTTTTGAACGCGATCTGGCGTGATAGCGACGACGTCCGTATGATTAGAACACGCCATGCTGAGACAGCCGCGCCGTTTACGTTTGGCGGTGTCGGTGTAAACCAGCCGCCGCGCTCGCAGTGGAACGATGCTGCAAATCCGAATGGAATGGTGCGGGCTTTTGTTTCGGACAAGTTTAAGACGTTCGACAATGTCAATTTGCTTGAAGCCGCATTGCCGCAATTGATGGACAACCCCGCCGCGTTTCAGGTTGTAAATGCCGACGTCACCGACAAGCGGCTTTATTTGCGCTTAAAATCTCTTGTCCAGACTGGCACGGGTGCCGCGTTAAATGATTTGATGGCCAACGGCATTGGCTTACAAAATTCTGAGGTTGGCGCGGGATCAGTCAGCGTTTATCAAATCGCTTGGACGTTGGCTTGTCTTAACGGTATGCAAACCCAAAACAAAACCCGTTCGTCGCATATCACAAGCGCACGTGATACCGACGACTGGGGCTTGCTATCTGATCAGGCAAAAGACGCTGATAATCACGCGCTTGAATTGAAAATTCGCGATCTTGTCGGGGTGTATTCAAGCCGCGACGCATTCGATCAGGTCATTGAGCAAATGAAACAAGCCGCCGCTGATACTATCGACGGTTTCGCGGTTGATAAGACCGCAGTCGTTGGCGGGCTTGGTAAAGTTATGCAGCTAACCAAAAAAGAGACTAGCAGCGTATTAGACGGGTTGTTGGATACAATCGGCCAAGCCGGTTATGAACAAGGCCGCCCATTGTCACGGGCAACCCTGATCAATGCGGTAACCGCTGTTAGTCATAAAGCCGATACCGACGACGTCGATTTATGGCAGCAACGGGGCGGGCAATTGCTCAACATGAAACCCGCCGACTGGCAACGGGTGGCAGCTATTGCCGCATAACCGGCCAGAATAAAAACCAACAAGCCCCGCCCTAAAAAGCGGGGTTTTTTCATGGGGCTTGCATTATATGCGAGATTATGAGATAAGGCGGAAAGTTTTAAATTTTCTGGAAAGGGTTTTACCATGTTAAAAACTACAGCTATCAGCACCGCAAAAAAAACCGCCGGATGCGCCGTTACATATCGCGCCGGAACCGGTGACAAGTTTGCAACTTGCCCGGCCAGTTGTTCATTAAATCCAAGCGGGCGCGGTTGCGCGGAAATTGACGAACCATATTTAGACGCGGTTTTATCGGCCGTGCCCCGTCGCGGTGTTTCTTTTACCTATTCCCATTTTGATCCGATTTTTTGGTTTCATAAACTGGCCGCTGGTAAAACTGTCATCAACTACAGCGCGGACGGTTTACTTGATGCCTATTCGGCCATCCAATGGCGCGCGCCGGTTGTGACGGTTGTTCCGGAAAACTTTTTTGCAAATGGTAAATGGGATAAACTGGCCGACGTTCGGTTGGTGCGGTGCCCCGCTGAATATAATAGCGCGGTAACGTGTAACAATTGCGGCGATGGCTTGCCGCTATGCGCCCGCCCTGATCGGGATTACATTATCACCTTTACCGCGCACGGTTCAGGCAAAAAGAAAATCAACACCGGCCAGCGCGGCGGCTGTTATGCCGACGGCGGCAACGTGAATATTCACTGGCAGAACACCGCCAAACAGGCGCAAGCTCAAACCGACGGCGAGCGGTTGCGGGCTTTTGTCAAAACCCTGCCAACCGGCGCAATATTGCGCCAGCATGTTGCGGGCGATATCGGCAAGGAATAACCCGCCCCGTATTGCCCCATTGCCCCGCCCTGATCCGGCGGGGTTTTTTTTATTTGACAGGCTGGCCGGTGTTATCGCATATTATCTCACAAGCGGCCGGATTGGCTGGCCGCAATTACTACGGGAATAGTAAAAATGGAAAATCCAAACTTTATACCAGCCGAAACCCTTGATCCGCGCGATCAGCAAATTGTCGATTTGGAAAGACAACTCGAACATTTCCGCCGACGTGATCAATTGAAAGCCGAACAGCTTGACCAGTTGGGCGACGCGCTCATGGCCGTGATCGGTGACAAAATTGAAGCCTTGGCCGAAGCAAAGGCCGATGACGCGGTTGACGGGGCGTTCAGGGATTTCAATAGCGATTTTAATATTTATGATCATCAGTCAGAAATTGAAGATATGATTGACGATCGGTTGCCATCCGTGCCGGATGAAGACGATCACCGCGAAACCGTCGAGTCTATTGTCCGCGACATCCTATCAGGGGCAACTGTCACAATAGACGTTTAAGCCCCGCACAAGCCAACAACCGCCCCCGCCGGTGCATTACTAGCGGGGGTTTTTTAATGCCCGTCACCGGCCAGCATTGCGCCATTAAAAGAGTTAATGAAGCCGCGCCCTGCCCCGCGCTCTTTGTCCCAAACATACCAGCCCGCAAATCACCGGCCGTGATCCGCGAGCCGTGATCCGCGAGCCGTGACCGGCTGGCCGTGATCCGCGCCCCTCGATCCGGCAACCGGCGGGCAAATCGCGTCGGCAGCGGGCAGTGATCCGGTGACCGGCTGGCCGTGATCCGCGAACAAAAG